CAGATAGTTCTTCTACTGAAGCATTTGCTAAATCAAGAACACGAGAAGCCTGATTTCCATCTCTTGCAACGTTAGCAAATAATGTTGATAAACGAGCAAATTGGAATTTACCAAACATTTGTTCAATCGCTCTTGCTCTAGCAAGTGGATCTAGAGTATTTAATGCTTCAGCAAATTCAACAACTGTTGCTTTTAAATTACCTTTATTATTTTCAACAATTGCTGTTGCGTTAATGCCAAAACTAGCAAGCATGGCTGATGCTTTTGTAGTTGGGTTAATTAATGCTGCAAGACCAGACTTGAGTGCGTTAGCGCCTTCTGATGCATTAATGCCACCTTCTTTCATTGCTGCAATAAAGAATGTTAAATCTTTTACATCTCCACCAAGTTGTTGAATAACTGGTGCTACTTTTGGAATAGCGGTAGTAATGTCATCAAGAGATACAACGGTTTGGTTTTCTACTGCGTTTAAGAAGTTGATAGAATCTGCAAGACTTTCAGATGACATACCAAAAGCATTTTGCAATGAGATAGTTGTTTCAAGTGCTTTTTGACTATCAACCTGACCAAGAATAGAAAGACGTGTTGCTTCTGTTGTCTGACGTTGTAAATCTAGGCCTTGAAAACCTGCTGCTGCGGCCTCTGCTGCTAAACCAACAGTAGTAGAAACTGCTACACCATATTTAGTAAATTGTTTGCCTAGTTCTGTTATATCTTCTAGTGCTCTTTGAGTTTCACCCTTTGGTGTAAATAAATCTCCATAAACTTTTCTAAACCTTAAGGCTTGTGCTTCCATGTCCATGAATGCTTTGGTTGCTGCTGTACCTACCGCCATTAATGGCAGGGTAAAGCCAACCATCAACTGACGACCAGCCCATTGTGTATTCTTACCAAAGTTTAAAAGATTGGTAGAGCCTTGCTTCATTAATTGATTAAATAATGCTTGTTTCTGTGCTGCTATTTGAACCTTGGTTGTGTAATCACCCATGTTCAATTGGGTTGGCATAATAGCCATTGCCTTCATTGCACCGTTTGTATCACGGCCCATCTTAATATATTGAGTTTGTAATCTTTTTACACGTTCTTCTGCTACCTTGCCAATTGTGTCAAACTCTGATTTAAATAATCTGCCGAATGTTTTTGTAGATGCTCCCGCATAGCGGAAGTATTCACGCATTGAAAATTTATTTTTTTCTAATGAGTCAGTAAATGATTCTGCAGATGTTCTAACTGTACGCATCTCAGCGGTAAATGCGCCAATTGCGTTTACGCTATTTAAAAGATTTTTTTGTAAACCCTTTTGAGCAAGGGCTGCTGCTTCACTTGATTTGGCTATTGAGGTGTGAAACTGAGATATTTGACGTTGTAATGCTTTTAATTGTGCTAATGCATTAGACGAATCAATATTAATGTCAATATTAGCATTAACATCAGCCATTTAGTTTCACACCTCTTTTAAATTATTCAGCCATAGTTACGCCAAGAACGTCTGAAACTTCAGCAAGTTTAATACCTGATGCTGCTTCTACGATCTTGTAAACAGTTGGGAGATCAATATTCTCCTCTAGTTTTTTTACGTCTTCAGAGAGTTCTGGCTTGTACTGCTTCATTGCAATCTGTACACACTCCATAAGAATGTCCATAGACTTGCCGTTATCTTCCGCCACTGCTCCCACACCCTCAAACTTCTTCATAAATGGACGAAGTAGAGAGATTTTTAGAGGACGTACTGTAACCTTTGTGCCATCAATCAATGTAAGAGTAGTTTCCTCATACGTAGTTGTTGCCATTATTTCCTCCTATAGGTTATGTCAATTATAGCACGGTGAGTCTTTATTTTTTATTATTTTATTTTGTTAAATCTTCATAGTCTAAGCCATGTCCAATACCAAACCCTGCTTTTGCAGCATTCTGTCCTTGAAGGGCTAGTATGTCTTTTCCATCACTTGCCTTGCCTTTACTAAACACTCTGGCTTTCATATCTTCCCACTCTTTTTGTCCTCTTGAAGATGAAGAGTTTTTATCTAAATCTACCCCCTGAATTGCAGCCAAAAACTTTTTTTCTTCATAATCAAGTTCTCTACGACTAGCAAGCGTGGCCATCAATTCTGGCATAGATAGAGATTCTTCTAATTCTTTATAATCTTTCCAAATACCCAACAAGAATACTTCTGCTTCTATTTTTGCTAAATCTAATTCAGACCAGGTGCTTCCACTATCTTCGGCTTGTGAACTTACCGCTTCTTCAGATTTTTCATTTATTCTAATTCCCGCTGCAATATCTAAAATATCATATATTGTTGGCATATCAAGACTATCTTCTATATCATTTTTATTTAAAGTTATTCCTGAATAATATTGTTTCATAGCAATTCTTACGCACTCTATTAAATATTCTACTGCTTCGTCATCGTTTTTGGATTTTTTAACATATTCAAAGGCTTCCATAAATTCACGTAAATACTTTATTTTTAATGGATTTATTTCTAACTCTGTGCCATCAACAAGATTGATTATTTTATTTTTATAAATAGTTGTTGCCATAATCTTTCTATTCTATCATAGGCAAAACAAAAAACCCACCTAATTAAAGGTGGGCCTTTGTTTAATCTAAGTCTAGATTATGATTGTCCATAGGTACGATCAATGATCTTACCATAGGAACCTGATGTATCTTCAGGAAGAAGACGGAATGAAACTTCAAACATTGACGGTTCGTCACGCTTTGCTGACACAGTTACGTTCTCAATTGAAAGAGCACGATATGCTGCGTAGATACGTTCTTTATCCGCAAATGTTGCTGGGTCACCAGATCCTGGACCAACAGCAACGATTCCTCGTTCTACTGGAACATCTCCAATGTCTCCTGCACTCAGGTTAAGTGTTTGACCTGTAGATGCATTTTTATTTCCTGTAAGTTTAGAATCATCATATGCTAGCGCTAAAAGCAAGTTTTCTAAAGTTGCTTCAGCAAAAGCGGTAACAAGATTAACTTGCATACCTTGCTTGTATAGTCTTGCAACGTCAAGAATTTGATCTACCTGAACTTCACCGAAGTCTGGTTGGAACTGTAATTCTAAACCATTCATGGTGTAACCCACGTTGGTATAAGTAGCGGCTGATGTAAGTGTTTCCTTGTAAGACTCACTTGAATCAATCACTGCTGATGACGCTAAAGTTGCTGGAGTCAAAGTTGTATCATTTACGAAGAATGCTGCTGCACCTACGATAATGTTATTTGACGTACCACGGCTATATGGCATATTTATTCACCTCTTTCATAAAGTATTTATTAAGTTGTATGGCGTGTTTCCTCTAAAAGCAATTATACCGCTTTTTATGTGTATCTAGAGTCTGAATCAACCGAAACGTGATAGTCGTATTCAATAATCAACTTGTTTACAAAAAGGGTTCTGGCTGAGGCTAGTTCTGCAACGTCTCTGCTTTCATCTGCTTGGTATACCCTTGTGCTATGAAACATAACATTAAAAGGTACAGAAATATTTGCATTGGCATCTAATATAGGGTTATTAATATTATAAGTATTTACGTCTTCCGCTGATGAGTCTTCACGATCAAGAGCGTTTGATATAACACGAACAGAGTCTATTAACTTGCCAACATCTGTAGAATAAATAAAGTATATTAATTGCTCTCTTTTTCGTAAATAAAAGGGGGTAGGTCTAAACCTCATCAACCTATCATAAACAATTAAAATAGGGCTTTCTGTCTGCCTAATTTGAATGCTGTCATTATATAGATCTTCAATGTTAGTCGGAAACTGTGCTGGGATCATAGGGCTTGGGGTTACTAGATCTGAATCTGCTATAAGTTCGTAATGAGCCAATTCAGATAAAACATATCTATTTAAAAATGTTGGTGGAAATCCTGTATCAGTTAATATAGTCATAGTCTTATTCTACCCCAATTGTTGCATTAGTTATCCATTTAAACCCAGTGTCAATTCCCTTACTTCTACCTGCTTTTGAACCAGCCTTAAAGTTTTTCTTATACAGTGTTGGTCTTTTAATGTAATCGTAAACTCCAGAGGCTTTTAAAAAAGATTGTTTAAAATACCTAGTCATAAACTCATCAAACACAGATTCAAAACCACCAACCACAGAATCTCCTCCTGGATTTTCAACTTTAATTGGTTTGCTTGTAAAAACTTCTCCATTAGGTCCGTTAAACTTTAATACCTTAGATTTTGTTGGAGTGATTGTTACTGGAATACCTTCTTCCATAATTTTTGCTTTATTATAAAATGGAGTAGTCATATTTTCAGAAACACTTCTTGATTGTCTAAATGTAGAATTTACGGAAAGCCCTAAATTACTAACGGTATAACCTAAATTAAATAGTCTTGCACTTGGACTACCAGTTTGATTCCATTCATAAACATGATGTAATGCTTTTGGATTTGCTCTGGCCTGAACATCAATATATTGCGCTAGTGCTTGAATAGTTCCTACCCCTAATTTATCAAAAAATATTTTTTTACCACGATTAACACCTTCTAAAAATCCAAGGGAATAATTAACAATATTATTCATTTGTTTAGTAAAGGATGTGGTGTTTGTTCTTGCTATCACTAGTCACCTACAGTCTGATTTTCAGCCCTGCGCCACAACATTTTATAATACTCTGTATATCCAAATGGACCAGTAAAAGGTTCAACTGTTGCTACTTCGTATATTGTTCCTTTGCCTGATCTTGCGCCTGCTGTTTCTTTGTAAATAATGCTATCGGATGCGTCTCTAATGTTAGTTATAAGTATGTTTGTGGTTGCATTGTTTGCGTTATTTGAAGAAAGTCTTGGGTCTTCTTTTGTTCTTGCAATAAGTTTATTTTCATACTTTAAAAAATTATCTGGCTTAATATCTTCTGAGCCTAATCCCCCTACAGAGGTAGCGTTACAAGTAATTGTTCTATCGTATACCCAGTCTTTTGTAGGTTGACCATAACCACCTTGTGCAAGAATAGGAAAGTAAATATCAGCCTTCATTGGATACAGAAAGTCTGTTACTTCACATACTTCCATTACAACACTCCAGGACGAACAATATTATTAACATATTTAGACAAAATCTTGTCTACAATAATATTTCCAGTACCCTCAATCATTCTCTTGTCATATTGAATTTTAAATTGATCAGTGCTGTAGTTGCTAATATATCTCTTGTAATAATCTAATTTGCCACATCTAATGTCTTCTACTAATAACTTTGTAGCATCTTGAATATCAATAGGCACTACTTTATACCCTGTTTCTAATAATAATATAAGATCTATTCCTGTTGGAAATGCAACTCCAGGAGTTACAGTCATTGTGTTTCCGCTATCTTCTGTATCAAAAAGAGAAAAAGAATCTGATGAACCAATTGGAATTCTTGCTGGACGTCTTTCTGCTCTGTTTATAGCGCCTTCTGCTTGATTTGGATCTTTTGTAATAGCAGTCTTATCTTTAGTAATTACATATGTATAATCTGTTAATGCTGGACCTTCTTCATCGTATACGTTATATACCAATACAGTATTTTCATATACCTTCAATATTTTATGCACCCTTTTCCAAAGCGGAATATAATCTACTTCTTGCCCAACAATTTCAAAAAATTCACGTTCATAATAAAATCCACCAGTTATTGAATCAATAATTGATCTTGCTAAATTTTCATATTCTGTATATTTTGCAATTTCTGTTGCAGATGTTTGATTATTTGCTGCTGCTAAGAGTGTAGGACTTACGTATGGACGTTTTACTTCTAAATTATCTTCAACAACAATGTCTCCACGATCTGCTAAGACGATACCACTTTCCTCTAAGTCTTCATGAATTGTTAAAGCGTATGACTTATCATATTTAATAAAATCATCATCTAAAACATAAGTAACTTCTTTGCTAGCGTTTGATGTTCTGTAAGCAACAACTTCTGACTGTTCTGCAACGTCTTCAATCACTATGACATATTTAGCATTAGCATCTGGAACTGTGTATTTAACAGTTATTGGATATGGTGGTAGGCGAAGAATTGTTGACATTATGCTTTAGCGTAATAAGATGCTACTTCTTCAGGTGGTGCTATACGCACTAGCCTGTGAGTGAGCCACTTTTCCGATGCCTCCTTTGAAACTATGTTATACCCCACCTTTAGTGAACCTAAGTTATCCATATGAATATTTCTATCTGAATATAGTGCTATTTTATTTGTTAGATTTTTAGCCTTATCTGCTTCTTCTACAGTCTCTTCTGTTTTTTCTGGCGGAATCCAACTAGCCAAAATTTCTAAAATTTCAAGTTTTGTGTTTGCTTCAAACAACTCTATGTTATTTTTCTTTGCGTATGCTTTTAGTGCCATTACTGTTTTATCTTTTAATTGATCCATTGTTAGATTCATTTTTTTTCTCCCGTGTTCACTTGTAATTATACCATCAGAATGACAATAAGGAGGACGGTTATTATGCCGTCCTCCCTAGTACGTGATGATTATATTTTAGGAATCAGCACTATCTGAGTCAACATATGCGACTGCATCTAGTTCTTCCCAAGCAAGACCAAATCGTACGAATACTGTGTATTCAATTGTGTCTTTCTTTGGCTTGTATTCACGGTTTACAGTGATGTCTCTTTGGAAACCCCATACACGGTTAGCAGGGAATGTTAAATCAACATATCCTGCTGGGTAATAAGGAACTTCTAATACATCTACACCTAGTACACGAGTTGTACGTGCATTACCAAATGTTTGTGCATTACCATCCATGTAATCTTGGCGCATTGCTTGAGTGCTACCAGTGCGATCAGAGAACGCTGCTGAGATAGCATCTGCTAATGTACCGTTGTTACGAACAATACCAGCAAAAGCATCAGTACCTGCATAGAACTTAAGATTGCTCTTAAGTGCACGGTATTTACGAGGCATTGCTAATAGCAAACCTTGCATTACTGATGTTGTGAAGTTGTTGTCTGATACTGTTGCAGCATATTCGTGAGCAGCATTTCCTACTGTTCCACGAGTTTGCTTTACGAAACCAGACATGATGGACAAGAAGTCTCCTGTTGCTCCATCACCGTTAATAGCAAGATCTTCAATATCGTTACCGAATGCGTTGGTCATTAATCGTACTAGACGATCTTCCAATGCTCCGCCTTCAATATTGTCTTCAAGTGCTTCAGTTGTTACTTCCCAATCAAGACGAATCTTTTTTGTTGTTAGTTCAACCTTTGTAAATCTTGCGCCAGTGTTTGTGTAAGTTGGTGAGCCTTGTGATGCTGCACGAAGTACACGCTCTCCGACGTTGACTTTTTCAATTTCCATGGTGTTTGCTCTCATGGTGACACGACGGCCATCTTTAGCGAGGACAGTTGCATCCCAGACGTA